ATAGGTAACAGACTCTCTGCAATAGAAACTCTGAATCCTATAACTGCATTATTAATTTTCTCAATTTCAGTCCGAGCGGAATTAGAATATTTCTCTGCGCTTTTGAAAGCGAGAATTAGAGGAGCCGTAATTCCGGCACCCAAAAAAGTAAGGGCCGAGGCAGCACGTGATAATAGGCGCGTAGTTGATATAACACTTTGACCAATGCTTTCCACTTTATTAGTGGCTCGAGTTGCTGCACTGGTAAATCCTGAAGTATCTAAAACTAAACGTCCAACAATACTGCCAGCGTCAAACATTATCCCCTCCCAATCTTTTTAAGTTCGCTCCAACTTTCATTGATTATCTTTTCCTTTCCTACTTCGATTTCATTTAGCTGACTACTTAATTCAGTCATGATATCTTGGTAAGCATTATCGCTTGCCATCGCTAGTCGAGCGCTTTGAATTTCTCTCATGCGATTCTGAATCAATTTCTTTTTAGATTCCTTGAGCCAGAATGCTAAGTCTCTAACGTCGAAGTTCAGGAGTTCTCTGTAACTGAACCCTGGAAAGGCAGAAGCAATTACGACTAATGTCTTACCTCTGCCGACGAAGGGGATTTTATTGTATCCAATCCTTTAGTTACTTCGTCCATAATGAAACTTAAAACTTTTCCTATAATGCGTAAATCAAACTTTTGCAACGTCTCAGATTTTACTCCAAGAAGTACTGCTAACTGTTTGACAGGCACATCCATAGGAACTTTATCCTTGTCCATATCCTTCGGAGCTAACTTATTTACAGCATCCAGAATATCAGTAGTAATATTCTCTACCACATATTCTTTATCTCCTAGAATCCCGGCCTCAATAATAATCGGCTCGGCTAACTGCTTTACATCTTCCTTACTTAATTTCGCCATTTGAATCTCCTCCTAATTAAAGGTGAATGTTAAAACCTTATACCCCTAAATACCAGATTAACCCTGTTGAAGCATTCGGGAATCCTTTAAATATTGTTTTGTAAACCCTCTGTCCTTCATTATCGAACACTAATTCAAAATCAATTTTCGGATAAGCTTTTGGAATATTCAGCCAATCCTTAGTGTCCGTAGACGCTACTCCATTGATAAGTGGTTTCAAAACTAATAACGCTGCGTTATCGTACATTGAAACACCTACTTGATTATTAACACGCAGTCTGGTAGTAGTATATGAAGAACCACTAATCACTGTAGATAATTTTCCCAACGTAGAGCGTGTCATAGGTACCTCTACTTCACAAGCAGAAAATCCTACTTTAATCTCGTCTACATTCGTTACACCCTTCTGGTCTTCATTGACCGGCTTACTCTCTTCAGTAAATTTGAATTTTACTCCACCTTTAGTTGAGCCTAAATCAACGTTATTGAATATTACTGAACACGGTCCTAAGTCCTTAATCATTTGTTCCTCCTTTTTTAATTATACGTTTTGAATACGTATTATGTAATTAGTCGATATATGAAAAAGCCCCTTTTCGTCTTGTTCAAGACTCTGAGGAGCGGTTATCGCCTCAGCAGTGTTTATGTAATAAGCACCGCCATCGATTACTGGTAGCGTTATCCCAGCTATACCATGTAAGACAGCATACACTTTTTTTGCATTCGCTTCGGCTGTCCAGTAATTAGAGGCCCTCGATAAGACCTGAATACTCTTCTCCACTTGGTCAGTGAGGTAGAAGTTAGGCGCTCCTCCGGTCTCGCGTATGATTACTACATCGCTTTGAGCACCAACAGGAGCGAATGCTGCAAATAAATTAGTGCCTATCGTGAACCCGGTAGTTTGATTCTTGATGTATTGTGTAATTTGTTTTAACATTTTATTTACTCCTTAAGATTTTATGAAGCGTACCGTGCGACATAATATCTTCTTCGATTACACCTAATACACTTTTCTTAAACGATTCATTATCTATTCTGAGTATTAACTTCCCCTTTTTCATAATCACTCTCACTTCTATATCGGGCATTTAATTACCCTCCTTAATCGTATTCGCGATAACAGTCAGATAATGATTTCGTTTAGATATCATTTTACTTTCCAGATATTTCGGGCCGGAACTAGGCTCAGTGAAATGCATATCTATTCCTTCGTGTACTTTGGCAGCGTACGGCGTATTGAATCCTATCAATCCCACGAATCTTCCGGCTGTTACATTCTCTACATACGCACGTATCGCTTTACCGGCTTTAGCTCTCGATAAATTTTCACTTGTACTAACAAACTTATTCTGAACAAAAATACTAGCTGAACCCCTAAGCCATCCTTCTTTCAACGGAACAGTAGGTACTTCCATTACACAATCATTCATTAAATCTAACATTGCTCGACCTAAGCCTTTTTCTAAAAGCGCAGGAACGGCCGTTTTAATTATTTTGCCGAATTTAGCCTGAAAATCTGAAGAGTCAAATTGAATTTCCATTTTAGTAATTACTCGCTGTTGTTGCATATGCACTTTCAAAACTCCAACCGGCAGCCATGATTATTGTGAATGCCTGCATAATTTCTGGTTGTAAGTATTCTCTTAATTTACTATCGTATAAACTTTTATATCTTTTCAAATCGTCATATGCGCTATTAATTGACTTCATCGACTCTTGATTTCCACCCGCGCGGTCTGGATGATGAATCATAACCAGTCTGCGGAATGAACGTGTTACGACGTCCATTGGTGAAAAGTTAGGAACTTCCAAAATGTTATACAAGTTTCTCATGCTAAATAAATTAGTAAAAATCTGTTACTAAAATCCTTCTTCAATTCCATAGCCATTATAGAATACGTCACACCTAAATAAACTATCTTGTCTTTATGACTCAGTACCATCAATGGAAGAATAACATTCGCGCTAGATACTGTTTGTTCACCGGCTTGATTTCTCACGAGTTTAGTTTTGAATTCAAATCTTCCTTTCACGATAGTATCAGTTGGTGTAGATACTCCCCATGTACCGTAAGCTATTGCCTGTACCGTTATATCTTCTTTCATGTAAGCGTTTAACATATCGGGTCCTTCCTATATAGTAGCCATGAGTCGTTCAAACCGGCTAAAGCTATCGACAACAGTACTGGGTGAATTACTTAATTTTACTACTTCATTTAAGTATCCACGACTTTCTAAATTTTCTTTCGTAATTGGAATTACAACGCACCGACAATTCGGATGCAGCGGAGGTTTCTCAGTCAACTGAGGAAACTGATTATCTGCTCCACTGATTGAATAAACTCTTCCGGCAAACTGCGCACAATATTCACAAATCTCTGAATGTGAATCCCACTGTACTAAATCTACACCGTATCTTAAGGCGGTATTAATAGTGCCGTGTGACGTGGCCTCGCGCGTGCGTGTGCGTGCGAGAAGTTCCGCGTACTTTGACGGCTGGTAATTCCTACCGTTAATTACTAAAAATCTTTCTTCTCCGAGTTGCTTTCTTAATTCCTGAAGTAACTTATCAGATACCGCTCTGCGTGTGCCACCTTCGATAATGCCTTGAGCTATCATTCTATTAATTTCAACGTCTTGTAATAATGTTTGCTGAGTTTGAGAAATCACCCGGTTAAATAATTTCTTCATTCCTTCGTTAGCTATAATCAACTCAGTCGATATATCTTTAACGAGAACATTAACCGCAGCAGTATGTATCTGAGCGTCGTATGCAACAAACCGAGTTATCCCCAGGGCCTTAAGTCTATCCGCTGCTAAATCTATACCTTGTTCGTATGCATACGGCACAGAAGCTTTGGCCCATCTATACGCACTAACGTTCAACGTCGATACAATTTCATTAACCTGCTTCAGTAATACCTGCGCTCTGGCATTCTGGAAATTAGTTAAGTCCATACTCCTTAACTGTGCAGCCAGACTTTTCTGAGCAGCTGAATAAACAACTCTCAACTGTTCTATCTGTCGGCGCATATATAATTCTTTAGCTAAAGGACTCAACTCTTTAAATGACATCTCACCACTTCCTTTTGAATATAATGCAGAACGCGAGTACAATACGTTCCCATATTTTTAACGAACGTGTCCACTCTTTAAACTCCGAAGCAAGTTTCATCTCAAGCTTTCTTACTTCGCGCCTAACCTTTTTAGATACTTTAGCATTCATATTAATCCTTAGTGAATGTGTCTATGCAAGTGAACAATCTCAATCGAACTTTCTGTTTCATACGCTTTGAATAATCTTTTCACAATTGCCGGTATAGCTAATTCATCTTTTGCATCCGGGTCATACGTTTCTTGAACTATGCCGGCTGCGGTTACTCCTTGAGCCTGGAGTCCGGCGCGGGTATCACTATCTTCTAAATGCTGAAGAAGATATAACGCCATTTCGCACTGAGCTATTTCCATATCTTCAGAAATTTCGGCAGGGATTTCCCACCTGCCACAATTCGCTAACTGTGTATAAGCCGTAATCAGCGCTGCTATTTTATCTACAGTTGTATTCCAAAACTTAGAAGCGCCTAATCTACCGAGCATATAAATCTCTGCGTCGGCTAATAAAATCCAACTGTTAGTTCCAACAACTATTGTCGGCGTAGTCATAGTTTATCTCCTTACTTCCATGACCCAGTCTTTATCTCCATCCGGAGTGGGATTCGGGTCGCTCATGTTTTTGAAATCTTTACTTCCAACCCAGCCTACGAGTTTTATTTTCTTCTCTGCAGCAAATTCTATACAGGCTTTTTCTACAGTCGGAGTCGGATAATCGTGACCGCTAAGTATTCCACCATTCTTGACTTTCGGATACCAAGCGATTATGTCTGCTTTAGCTGCTTCATAACTGTGGTCTCCATCAATGTACACAAAGTCAAAATAATTATCTGGAAATAACTTAGCTGCCTCAACTGAAGGTTTCCTGAGAAAGTTAACTGTTCCGTTTTTTATGTAGGGTGTTATTCTTTCAAGCATTATTTTCATAGCTTCGTCTAGTTCTTTCTGAATATAATCTCTACGTATATATGTAAACGCGGAATAAGGGTCAACGAGAATAAGCTCTTTAACATTCATACTTAAGATTCTAAGTGCATTGCCTCCCTTAAACACACCTACTTCGGCTGCGACCATCGGCCCTTTAATTCTTTCCACAATATACTCTTGTGATTTTCTAAGCATTTTGACCTCCTAAGAAATATTCATCTGAACTTTTTTCTACCCTCTCGATTAACTTTTCACTATCAAGTCTAATCGCATAGTAGTTAATTAAAAATTCTAAGTAGCGCATCCTAAGTGCTCCATCTATTTTGAATTCCTCGAGTCTATCATATAGACCCTTGAACATATCTTTACTCGTCAACTGCAAAACCAATCCATCTTCTGAACAGAAATGATGACCCAGTGTAGCGAATTTCTTTTCTCTCATCAGACCTTCGAGTATAGTGGTCGAACTGAACGCAGTGAACTTATCGAATAAATTAAATAGCGTATTAATTCCTTCGTAGACTGGAACGATATTACGATAATTATAAATAAACGCTATGTCTTTAGCTAAATGCTTTTTGAAAGTTAGATACACCGGGTGAGGCTTGAATATAAATTTAACGTCAAGATTATCCATCGCCAAGCGGTGAATATAATCGGTATATGTTTGTACGTCTGGATTCTTACTATATATTAAACTCTTATCTCCCATCTCTTGGCCCATGAGAACTATATATTTATCACTCTTAGACAAGCCGTATTTTTTAATGAACGCGTCCCAACTAATATCATCCGGTTGTTCCATCTTCGTTTCCTGAGGTATAATAAAGTTGCCGGTTAACTTAATCTTCGGCGCGTAACGTTTTATTTCATTATCCGGCATGTAGTGAAATCCTACCCGGTCGAACACGTTATCACTACCCAGAAATGCCTCGCAGAATATTCGGTTTACTTTTATTTTATCGGTTTCGCTTGGCGGATACTGAGTAGTGATTAACGTATTGATATGACTTTTTCTAATCACGTTTTTTAAGTCAGGTATGTCGTTTTCAAACACATAATCATACTTCTGACGAATCCTCAGATTGCTACGAAGAGCAGAATGATATCTATTGCCAACTTTATGCACAAGTATCTTTTTCTTTTTAGACTTCTTAACATTCACGAATGCGTCAAAGTTCAGATTAATTAACTCTTCAGAAATTTCTTTATTACATTCGTGATTCGAGTCTAAACAATTACAAAAGGGTTCCGGAGTTACCTGAGCGTATTTATCTGGATTAATATTCATGTCCAAAAATAATTCAGGTTTCTGACAACCGCCATAAAGCGCGAATACTTTTGTACCTATGGCCAGGGTCATCGGTAATAAATAACAATTACCACATATGACCAAGTCAACAAGTTTAATCATACCCATTATTTCTCTAAGGGTTAATTCGCCATGGTGAAATTCTTTATCCATCCCTTTCGGCGCTTGAGTAAATGTTTCGCTATCTAAATCTGCAAGCGAAATAAAATAATACTTGTCTTTATACCTATCAACGAGCATTTGCATATACTCAGGTTTAGGGTCACGCGCGGGACACTTCCACTCATTCCTAATAGTTGGAAAGTGTATTATACAAATCTTCTTACCGCCTACACGGAATGAATTAATTCTTTTAGCTGCCATACCAATCCATTCATCTTTTACCGGGAAAGAAAAATCATCGCACTTCATGTTCCATTGTAATTCAAATAATTTCTGAAGTGTAATACCCATATGGAATCCAGACCAGTAAAGAGGCTTCTCTATCTCGAATAGACCACTCGGTTTTTGAACCCACGTGTCTTCAGGTAATTTATTAGCGCCTTTAATATGCGACTTGAACGCCGGGTAATTAGGTTTCACGAATCTGATATTCTTAATATCCCAATACGCCTGCGGAGTATACGTTTGAAGATATAACATCTCTCTTCTTTTACAGACTTCTTTAATATAAGGCCTCTGCCAAAAGTTATCGCCTATTCCAATATACCCTTCGAGAAAAGCTGAACAGTGTTCAGTATCTTTATATGCAGAAACTAAAGGTTGAGCCACCTGTATCAGTTCCGGGTCCGTCAACGAACTTTTATTCTTTCCTATATCCGACATGTGTAAAACCTGTTTAGCCATTCTTCGACCTCGCGCCTAGTTTAAGATTTTTAATATCTCCGAATTCGAAATAAGATAATTTACTTTTTGGATTAAGATTTATGACCTTCGTATGATTCCTGAGTTTGAGAGATGCGTCTTTAAAATCATCAAGAAAGAAATCATACAAATCTTCATTATGCATACCTTCCGGGTATCCTGAATGAAAATTAGCGGTCTTGCCTTCTATCCCATAAAGGTCGAATCCTAAAAGATATATTGGATTCGCTCCCAAGCATGCAGCTAACATTAAAGCATTCACACCAGAATTACTATATATAGGTATGCCCCGATAATATTCTGCGAATGTAAAATCAGAAGGAGCAATGGGGTTGATAACGTATATATCTTCTGGGAATGGAAATTGTTGTACATTGACCCAAACCTTATAACCTTTATACGCGTGAAATTTATCTTTTGATTCTTGACCGAATCCACCATCGACTGTTTCATACCATCCCCACACACGCGCGTCCGTGCACAAGTTGATAGCCGAAGAACAATATTCTAATCCTCGGTTTGCTGTTATTACTAATTCTTTTTTAAGTTTGTTGAAATTGAATCCCTTAAGTGAAGGGCCACCGCCAATAACAAAGCAACGCTTATCTTTCCATGCGTCTTTAGGGAAGACATCTTGAATGCGCTTACTCTGTATTAAATTAACTGATTGATTTACTTCGCTTGGTTTGCTCGGTAAATCGCTCATTCGAATTGCTCCACCGCCCATAAGTTCCTCCTTTAGATGTAGGCCGGGAGATTTCTCTCCCGACCCACCGACTGCTGAACTTACAGGTTACGCAGTTGCACAGCGTGCAATCTGGTCAGTATCACCGACTGCGCCACCGTATCTCATCCATCCGACCATCGTGTCAGCGTATGACTCGATATCAAACTTGTCGAAGATGGTTAAATCCATTCTGTTGCCACCTTTACACTTTGCCTTCGGGAAACAGACATAGTAGTAAGCATTACTAGCAAGCATGAGTGTGTAAACAATTCTGACATTAAAGCTCAGGTGTTCACCCGACCCAGTTACAGATTGCTGAAGTAATTTCATTGCTCTCTCGAGACGAGACTTTAGAGCAATAGGCGCAACGATTACAAACTGACTATTAGCATTCGCTCCGACGCCGTCATTCTTCAAGGCTTCGAGAATCGCCAAGCAAGCAGCGTTGATTGTGTTGACGTCGCGAATTGCGTTATAGTTTTCGTTACTAGTAGCTACGCCCGCCGGTGTTACGGCAGCCCAGGATTGAACCTGGCTAGACGCTGCGCCTGCAGCTTCCAGTAATGCGTAGAAGTTCGCAGCCTTAGCGTAAAAGGCTTTATTCCTGAACGCGATTGCATTATCTTCCAGCGTCCAGTATTGGCGGTCATCGATTAACTTTCTGTCCCAGTCCAAACCGCCACCATACATATCGAAGGTGACCTCTGTGACAGAGCCGGACATTTTGAATATCTTAGCTTTTTGGCCGGTTAATACTTTACCGAATGTTAATCCGCTTGTAACATTCAGAATTTTGAATCCTGATTCGGTCGTGCTGGTGAAATCCCTGATATCGAAAACTTGCTCATACCCTAAATCATAATCCGGGATGGCGTGAAACTTTTCGAGTATCTGTAAAATCTCTGCAGGGAAATCTCCCTTTGTTGCGAACGCTTGGAAAGCTTTACGCAGCGGACTGTTCAGGTCCGACGGTTGCCTCATAAAATGCTGAAGCGCTCCCACTACCTTTGCCCTGTTCGATGGGTCGGCAAAGTTTACCTTACTCCAATCGGTTACAATTCTGCCTTTCATTTGAATCCTCCTTGTTATACTATAGTGAACTTTATTTTCCGATGGCTATCTCAGCCGAGTAAGGTATTACGCTGCTACTGCGCCGTTTAATTCAATCAGTACCGTGGTATCTGACGCACCGGCTGCTTCTAATGCTCTTCCGCAAAGTACATACGTGGAAGTTGCTGCGATATCCACTGTATTCGTAGCTGCGTTGTAATACACTTTATCGCCTGCTGCAAATACGCAGGTAGTGCCAACTCTTTTGTTAACGATAATGGCGGGAGCAAAATAAATCATTACTCCTTCGGCCAAAGCTACGATATCGTCAACGATTACTCCGACCATGTCCTCGACCTTAGTTAAAAGGCCTTTGACATACGTACTCGGACTCGCTGCGGTAACTTTAATACTCCTGCAAGACGCCATTGGGCATCTCAACTCTAAATCATTTGCCATCTTACCCTCCTTGGTTTAATTGAACTTTTCTCCGTCCTTAATCTCTCCACTCTTTAGGACTGTCAGAGCAGGCATCCCGAACTTACGTCCGTAATTTATTCCTTCGGTATCAAATCGTTATTTTCTGGGGTCGACAAATCACCCTTGCCGTCTTTGCCGTCCTTGTTATCCGCGCCTTTGTTTTTATCTTTATCTTTATCTTTATCATCAGCAGCAGCGCCTTCATCGACGATATTCATATCTTTCAAATACGCCGTACATTCAGCTACTTCACCATCCAAATATTTCTGGAATTCTAAATCCAATTCCGCGCCTGTCTTATCCGACTTGAATGCGGGCAGTCTTCTGGAAATGAATGCCTTCTGTTTGTCAGTGAACTTGCGGGTGCCAGACGCTTTCGTCATTAATTCACCGGCCTGAGTTCTGCTCACCTGTTCGTTTAGCATTTTCATCTTCGTATCTTTATCGCCAATTTCTTTAGTCAGAGAAATAACTTTCTCACGTTCTTTACCCAGAGAAACTTCAACTCTCTTCGCATGTTCATACTCTTCCTGCTTCGCCTTCTTAGCAGGTTCACTCGCGACGATTTCTTCTGGAGTAAAAATATCTATGACCTTTAATCCTAATTCCTTTATTGCGTCCAACACTTCTTGTTTCGTTATTTCCATATTACCCTCCGCTCTGCGGTTATGTTGCGACTCTTTCGAGAACGCTTGTAGCGTGCTCAATAGAGTAGCACCCGGAAATGCAGGGGCGTTCTCCTTTGACGACCCCAATGCAATTGCCGTAATTTTATGCACGTCTATAACGTCACCACTTGATACACCCTTCGGTATATACTCGACATCACCCTCGACTGAAGCAATGTCTAAAACTAATTTCCTGAATTGCGGATAAATATATGTAACGGCCAAAGCGCTTAATTTATCTCCAACCATTTTAATTGACTTACCAACTAACTCGCCTATTTTCTCACGACCTTCTTGGTCATTAGTTTCGCCGTGCCCATTGAATACCGGAGTACCGAACTGCAATTTCTCGCCCATCCTGAATATCATATTCTTCACGTAATGATAAGCCTTAACTACTTTTGTACCGAATGACAACTCTTGCGCGTTAGCAACACCCTCGTGTCCCACAACGAATACTTTGAATTCGGGTTTCGAATCAGTCGCTTTAATTCGGGCCAACGTGTCCGCAGGTACCATCTCAAGTATCTCGCGCTTTGCTAAGTTTTGAAGTTCGGCTCTAATAATTATTTTCTTCATACACCCTCCCGACTAATAATCAAACTGATTTACGCTTTCTAACTTATCATTACGAAAATTAAAGTACACACTACGATGACAATTATAAGTTGCATATCTCCCATGTGTGGTCACACTACTCGAGTCCGGGTAATTAAGACATGACGCATATTCAGGACGACTCGCTTTAATTTCTTCGATTGACATTCCAGTATATACACCGCCCTCAGTAATTGCTTCTTTAACACGGTTGCTTATTTCTGGATGTGTATAAATATAATCTTGGCGGATTTTAGTAACGTTCACAACTGATGAACACCCGCATGCGAACGCGCACACGAATAATAACAATACGAATCCGGCCGTCTTCCTAAATAACTGTTGCGCTAAATTCCAACGCGCTGCATAATTCCAGTCTCTTATACGCTGAAGATAACCTTGGCTTAAAAGAATACTAGTAATATACGCTATCAAGCATTTCATACTATCACTCCCTCTTCTTCAGCAGGCGCAGGTTGAGGCTGTAGAGCTTCCTGCGCTCTTATCGACTCGAGCATCTTCACTGCGCTGGCTTCCACAGATTTCTTAACTTTATCCGGGTCAACGTCAGGAATCTTACTAAGCATGAAATCTAAATCAATTGCATTCGCATTAAGCAGTGGCAACCACACCTCAACTAACTCCCTAAGTTTCGCTTCGGTCACTTGGAGTATCTGTGCTTTCACGCCATTCTCATCCGGATTAAATCCAGTCTGAAAATTATCGCGAGCCATAATAAGTGCCTTGTAAAATAACTCTTCATAGAATCCAGTCCATATGCTGCGCTCTTTACTACACGAAGCATTGATGAATTCAAACAAGTCATTACTCGTAGACTTATTAGCCATCAAGTCCGGGTAACCTAAGAAGTGCACTGGCACTCCTGTCGCGCCGGATATTACTTTTGCTAACGCTATGATTTCTTTTTCCAGTGCTTGAACACCGGCAACATCTGCGCCTACTAATCTGAATGTAGCAAATTTTAATACGAGTAATTTACCAATACTCCAATGCGCTTCATCTAATGCATTTTTGATAGCTTTGGTATCTCCGCCTTCTGTGCACTCAACTACTGGAGTTGGTGAAGCAAATAACTTATTGATTGCCCGCCAATCGTGCAGGGCCTTATCAAGATTCTCACACTGAGTCAATACTTTGGCCGTCTTCGGCATGACATCATTTACTTTACTCAGGCGTCCCGCGAATTTCTTATATACGAATTCATTAGCGTTTAATGTAACTTGTGTTTTCAAATCAATATCTTGATACGTTACTGTTTCATATTTCTGATAATCCCCAATAGCAGTATTCACTTTATACTGATTAGCTGAATAAGAAATAAAACGAATATCGATTTGCTTAGTCTCCATATTCGGTATTAACTTAACAAGACAGCGTCCCTCAATCTCTGCTTCCTTCGCTAAGTCTTGAGGCATTTCTTCATCGAGGTTATTATACTTGATGAAGTCTTCTATATATTCTACTTCTCTTGTCTTCGTTCCGGCTATCTTATTTTTTGAATCATCAACAAGTTTAATGCCTTGCCCGATTATGAACGCAGCGCGGAGGTCAATGATGTTACCAACTTGAAGCACACCCCAATCAGCCGTACCTTCATACTTACGCGCGAGTTCCATAATCGCGGATTTATATTCGGTATAATGATTGCCACAAATAGAACGACGTTCACATACAGCGTTAGTTAGGATATCTACTGAATTCTGAAGAGTAGCAACTGTGTTCCTTAATTCTTTTACTTCCATCTTTTCTGGAAAGAAATTTAGTTTAAACATGAACTCCTCCGAATTTAATAGACACTGTGCGCAGAGACGTAAACTTCAGCCTCGCGTGACTGCATAAGATTCTCGAGTGCGTATCTGCTTCCATCAATAGCGTGATTGCTCTTGTCAATAGGGACTGGTAAAATCTCTCCAGTAATGCGGTCTTGTTTCCAACGATAGTTCTCATAGTTGTTGCGAGCACCGGGACAGCGCGGGTGAATGATAATTTTCTCAAAGCCACGAAGATATGCGATACCGTCTTCGATACTGCCTGCGCCTTTACGTGCACCAACAACTCTGAAGCCTGCATAAACTTTTCCATCTTTATCAGTGAATGGTTTCTGAAGCATACTAATTGTATCAGGACGCGCCGAGTCTGCTTTGATAGGCCAGATGTGCGAATCAGGTACTTTACTCCAGTATTTGTGCAGTTCGGTATTCTCGATTCCAACGCCATATACTTCATCCGAAATATAAAGACAGTTATCTTTAACGAACATTCGTCCCATCCACATTGCATCAACTGAGAAGCCGAAGTCAGCGCCGTAATGCATTTCTTGTAATTCTGGAATATCAAATTCTTCAATGAATATTTTATCTTTGAATATAAGCGCGTCACTATATCCTTTAAGTTTGCCAAGCCAGATGTGTTCGTATGCGTCTTTATCAGTTCGCTTACAATATTCCATCTCCACTCGCAACACGTCAGGGAAGTAAGCATTATCCGCAAAGGACACCTCCTCGACTACTGCATTCGGCGGGGGGTGCACAACGAATCGTTGCCATGCCGGGTCCGATTCTAACTCCGGGTTGAACGTAACAATTATTTCTGAACGTTCTTTTCTGATAGTCGGAATAAGAATTATCCATGACGCTTCGGATACCTTCGTTGCTTCTTCGACCCAACAAATATCGATACCCTCGGTCGATTTGATTTCTTGAATATTCATTCGAAGTCCTTTGAATAAGAACTCCGAGCCGGTTATTGATTTGATTGAATCTGCTTGAATGATGAAGTATGCTTCGAGACCCAAGGCTGCTATGCGGTCGCATAACAATCTGTATACTGAGTCTTTGATTGAGTTCTGAATTTCTCTGGTACATAGAATACGTAGCTTTTCGGATGCCGCGCGTGCTATCAGGTAATCCGCAACGGCCCAAGACTTCTGACCGCCTCGTCCTCCGTATAATACCTTGTAACGTGCGCCCATCGCCCCGAGCACACGCCTGCATTTCTTGGACATATACGTTCGGATGATTAACGGCTGCGGATTCAGTTGAATGCTCATTTTTTATCATTAGTTCTACTCACTTGAATGGCTGCATCTTGAAAAATAACAACAGGGACTTGTGAAGGTAGTGGCGCTCCGTCTGCGCCAGTCACTGCGACTTCTTTAGGCAACATTGGAACTATCATCTTGAAGAATTCTCTTTGACGTTCTGGAGTGAAATCAATAATGCGTACTTTGCCTTTCTTACTAACAACAGTTATAGGTTTAGGTGTGCAATATTTAACGAGTGCGTCTTCTCCACCTATACGACTGAATGCATTGATGAATGCGTCCTTTAATGTAGTAAATTTATTCTTACTGCCTTTTTTACGACCAGCAGGATTTCCTGATACTCCTGGGACAAAATTATACTTCCGCTTAACTGGAGTTAATAATACTCGAGGGGATGCAGGGGTTTTTATTTTTACTGATTTTTTCTTCATTCTTTGTTTTCTTTTGTAGTCTGCAAGTATTTTATATAGGTGCTACGGTTATTTCTAATGTAAATATAGCGCGTAAACCATTAAATATAAAGCATTTTAATACCCTATATTTCCCAATAGGTTGAATATGTTGGCCCTGGTGCGGGGTCTGGGGGTGGTATATGATATATGAAAATTTATTTAGTATAAAGTAAATACAATATATAAATTAAAACAATCATTACTGAAGAATATTGTAGCAATGACCGTTTTTAGTATCGAAAGTGGTAGTGCTAGGTAGGCGCTAGCTTATTCTCCCAATTAGATTCAAAATCCGCGCCCGGCATAGTATGTGTTTACAGACAATGTATATATAATAATATAAAAAAATAAAATTAAGAAAAAGAAACCTTCGATAAAAGCGAGCATACCCGGGGGGGCGCGTTTTGTCAACCTATTCGCGATAAAATTTGTATAAGTTGATAGGTGATGGTGGTTTATGTAAATATAATGGCCGTGCACGTGTTTTGCAATTTTTTTGATAATATCGTAAACTATATACACATAGTAAGTTATGAATGTGTTTTTAAATGCGAGTTCGTAAAATGAGACGTTTTATAGCTCATTCCGTCGATATTTTTAGTAAAAGGGAATCATTTTTGTGTATTTTAAGCGTTTTTATGGTATGCTATATATAGAGGTATACATATACTAAAAAGGAGGGAAACATGAGTAAAGTGCAAGAGGTGAAGATTGTAGTGAGGTTGTCAAACCATATTGACTCGGTGTATTATAGGTCGGGTAAGGGTGCGGATATTGTGTCAGCTATAGCTAATCTTATGAATGCCCCGTATAATTTTGTCCATCCCGAAGATAAAAAAGCGGTGGATGAGGCGTTAATGTATAGTGGATTTATCGCGAGAAAAGTTAAAACGATTAAAAATAGGTAAAAAGGGGCCTTTTGGATTTAGCTCGTGGGCTTAAAAATATCGAAAATAGTTGTGTACAAATATTGATTTTATGATATATTATAAATAGCTCTTTGATAAATGATAGTTGGATGTGGAAGTGCAGACGGTCGCGCCGAGAGGCGGGAGAGTGCAGGCATAGAACCTGAGAATCCCTGAAACCACGATGTAGTGTGGCCACCTAGATTGGTACCGATGTTCGAGTGAAGCGACGGTTTTGGCAAAACATACCAGCAATATTGGCAGTCAGACGATAACAAGTCTGGAAGGAAAAATTCGTAGTCCTCTCGGAGATAACGATGAGGCAAGGTGTGATTGCACCTAGATAAGCAGTAAGGAAAAATCCAACATAGATTTGGGGAGTATCCTCTACGCCAATCAGTAATGCTTCCTATATAAAGGCCTTACCTATATATAGACGGTGGCAAGACCGGAACAAAGCAGAGCCAAGCAAAGGAGTGGGCATGGATAAAAAAGAGTTACTGAAGTTAGCGTGGCATAAAGGAAGAACTTATGCTGAAAGAAGCGGAATGTCTTTAGAGCAAACTTTAAAAGCTTTAAAGAAAAATGTAAAAGATTATGTTAAATTTGGATTAACAAAAGAAGAAGTAGTAAATGCTTTTACAAAAGGATATAATAACCAAGCATTATAATTACTTATATAAAGGTAAGAAAGGAAAGGGTAAATGAGTATTAAATTAGATTGTATGACACAAAAAGAATCACTTAATGAAGTAGTGGAATGTATGGGCAGTAACAAAGCTGTTTATGATAAAGCGCGGAAGTTACAAAATGATTTGGATTTAGGTGGATTGTGGAAAGATTCAACAAAAGTGTTAGCATTGATTATTCGGAATTTAAAATAATAACTGAAATATAAAAAGGAGCGTGCACAATGCGTAAGCTGAATATGAAAGACGTATTATACGATGTGTGTGATTCTGAACACGCGCATTGTAACGATGATTGTCCAGTATATAAATTGAATGGAAGTCAAGTTCTCGATACTGTTCACGACTTCGATAAGAATAGAGGATGTGATTGTTTTAAGAACGGCGCAGCAATGTTGAAGTTTGTTGAGAAGAAGTTAGGCCGTAAATTAACGATAAATGATTTCTGGGTGGAAACAATATACCACCTTAATATACAATAACAGAAGGAGAGCGTGCAAATGAAGAAGCATATGACCAAAGCAGAACGTAAGCAAGCAGCAGCTGGCGCGATATTCGAAGTGAAAGCGCCGAAGAAGAAATTTCAAACTCCAGGAAAGAAGTATGATATGGTCGGAAAGAAGTTCGACCCACTAACCCGGAGATATTTATAATGGCCGCGCAAAGGCTTGGATGGTGTGAGAG